GCGGATTGGATAGTTACTATCGTCAAACCACAAGAACAATTAATCAAACTTTATGAGGAGAAAATCAATGGAAGAAACGAAAGTGATCAAAGTCCTGTTGTTATCTAGTCAGGAAATAGTTGTCTCAGAGATAGAAGAAATAGCTGCAGAGTTTGGAGACCCAAATTGTAAATTAACAAAACCTTACAAAATTGTAGAAGGTGCTTTACATAAATGGATGGAGGACTATACTGAACAAAATGAGATAATGATTAACTCTGATAAGATTGTAACTCTTGTCACTCCTAGTCCTTATATTTTTGATCTGTATTCCAAAGCGACTTCGTGAAATTTTATACCAACATTCAACTCATAGGTAATCAGTTTTTGATTCGTGGATTTGAGAATGGAAAGCACATCACACATCGAGAAGAATGGAAACCAACTCTGTTTGTTCCGTCTAAAAGAAAAACAAAATATAAAACACTAGAAGGTGAGTCGGTTGAACCGATTCAACCTGGCTTTGTGAGAGATTGTCGTGAGTTCTATAAGAAGTATGATGAGGTCGAGAACTTTAAAATATATGGCAATGACAGATATGTTTATCAATATATTTCAGAAAAATATCCAGAGGATCATATACAGTTTGATATCAAAAAGATTCGTCTCGTAACGATTGATATTGAGGTTGCTGCAGAAAGTGGTTTCCCTGATGTAGAAAATGTTGCAGAAGAATTGTTGTTGATTAGTTTGCAAGACTATGCAACAAAGAAGGTCACAACTTTTGGTTCAAGACCTTTTGTAAATAAAGATCCAAACGTAACATACATTCTATGTAATGATGAGGTTCATCTTCTTAGATCATTCTTAGCATACTGGAGAAAAAATCTACCAGAAGTAATTACTGGTTGGAACTCTCAGATGTATGACATACCATATCTTGCTGGTCGTATCAATCGCATTCTCGGTGAGAAGTCCATGAAAGATTTATCGCCTTGGGGTCTTGTATCTCAAGACGAAGTTTATATTAGTGGTCGTAAAAATATCACATATGATATTGGTGGTGTCACTCAACTTGATTATCTTGATTTGTATAAGAGATTCACATATACAAACCAAGAATCATACCGATTGGATTATATCGCCAATTATGAGTTAGGTGAGAAAAAACTTGGACATGATGAGTATGATACTTTCCGTGAGTTCTATACAAAAGACTGGGATAAGTTTGTTCGATATAATATTCGTGACGTTCAGCTGGTTGACAAACTTGAAGACAAGTTGAAATTAATTGAACTTGCGATTACAATGGCGTTTGATGCCAAAGTAAACTTTATTGACATTCACTATCAAGTGAGAATGTGGGATACCATCATTTACAATTACCTCAAGAAACAGAACATTGTCATACCACCAAAGAAAAGAACATCAAAATCACAAAAGTACGCAGGGGCGTATGTCAAGGAACCGAAGCCAGGAAAGTATGATTGGGTGGTTTCGTTTGACCTTAATAGTCTGTATCCTCATCTTATTATGCAATATAATATTTCCCCTGAGACGCTCAAGGATGACAAACACCCAACAGCTACAGTTGATCGAATACTTAAAGAAGAGATAGACTTTCAACTTCATAAGGACAGTGCTGTGTGTGCCAATGGTGCAATGTATCGCACTGATATTCGTGGTTTCTTACCAGAAATTATGGAGAAGATATACACAGAGAGAACTGTGTATAAGAAAAAGATGCTTGCTGCAAAACAAAAGTATGAGGATACCAAAGACCCTAAACTTGTAAAAGATATCGCAACATTTAACAATATTCAGATGGCTCGTAAGATTCAACTGAACTCTGCTTATGGTGCGATTGGTAACGAATACTTTCGTTATTACAAACTTGAAAATGCAGAAGCGATTACTTTATCTGGTCAGGTTTCAATTCGTTGGATTGAAGATCGGATGAATAATTATCTAAACAAAATACTTAAAACAAAGGATGAAGATTATGTTATTGCTGTTGATACCGATTCTATCTATTTGCATCTGGGCCCTCTGGTCGAGGTTATATACAAAGAACGAGAGAAGACTACTGAAGGTGTTGTTGGGTTCCTTAACAAGATCTGTGAGATGGAATTTGAAAAGTATATTTCGAGTTCTTATGAAGCGTTGGCCAACTTCGTCAACGCTTACGAGCAGAAGATGTTTATGAAACGTGAGAACATTGCTGACCGTGGTATCTGGACTGCCAAGAAAAGATATATCTTGAATGTCTGGGATAGTGAAGGTGTTCGTTATGCGGAACCTAAACTCAAGATGATGGGAATTGAAGCAGTTAAGTCTTCAACGCCTGCACCTTGTCGCACCATGATTAAAGATGTTCTTAAACTTATCATGACAAAGACTGAAGATGATGTGATTGACTTTATCGATGACTGTCGAACAAAATTTAGATCATTACCACCAGAGGAGATATCATTTCCAAGAACGGTGAGTAATGTGAAAAAGTATAAGAGTGTCAATGCGATCTATGAAAAGGGAACACCGATTCATGCTCGTGGTGCTCTTCTATTCAATCACTATGTAAAGAAGAATAAACTAACACAAAAATATTCTTTGATTAACAATGGTGAGAAGATAAAATTTTGTTATCTCAAAAGACCAAATCCAATCCAAGAGAATGTAATATCATTCATTCAACAATTTCCAGAGGAACTTAACCTTGACAAATACATAGATTATGATCTACAATTTGAAAAGTCGTTCCTTGAACCTCTCAAGATTATTCTTGACTCGATTGGATGGCAGGCTGAGAGAACTGTAAACCTTGAATCATTTTTCGTATAATGGATTTTTTAAAAGAAATAGTAAAAGAGATTGGTGATGATTACACCCAAATCGCAGCAGACATAGATGGAACAGAAAGATTCATTGATACAGGAAGTTATATCTTCAATTCGCTTGTTAGCGGTTCCATTTATGGTGGTGTTTCTACTAATAAGATCACTGCCATTGCTGGTGAGACTTCTACTGGAAAAACTTATTTTTCCCTTGCTATTGTCAAGAACTTTTTGGACACTAACCCTGATGGGTATTGCCTCTATTTTGATACTGAAGCAGCAGTCAATAAAGGATTATTGGAGTCTCGTGGAATTGATACGACACGGTTGGTTGTTGTGAATGTCGTAACTATTGAGGAATTCCGAACCAAAGCACTCAAGGCCGTAGATATATACTTAAAGACAGCTGAAGAGAATCGCAAACCTTGTATGTTTGTGTTAGATTCTTTAGGTATGCTTTCCACAGAGAAAGAGATTAAGGATGCACTCGATGATAAACAGGTTCGTGATATGACCAAATCACAACTTGTCAAAGGTGCGTTTCGTATGCTCACACTCAAACTTGGTCAAGCAAATATTCCATTAATCGTCACAAACCATACCTATGATGTTATCGGTTCTTACTTCCCTACAAAAGAAATGGGTGGAGGCAGCGGTCTCAAGTACGCAGCATCTACAATCATCTATCTCTCTAAGAAAAAAGAGAAGGACGGAAAGGATGTCATTGGAAATGTTATCAAAGCAAAGACTCATAAATCACGTTTAAGTAAGGAGAATAAGGAAGTTGAGATTAGACTTTATTACGACGAGCGTGGACTCGATAGATATTATGGGTTATTGGAACTGGGTGAGAAGCATGGAGTCTTCAAACGTAAGGGGAATCGAATTGTTGTTGGTGAATCTTCCGTTTATCCTTCTGCTATTCTTGCCGATCCTGATAAGTATTTCACGGAAGAAGTAATGGAAAAACTCGAAGAAGCATCGAATGAAGAATTTAGTTACGGAGAGTGATTTTGTAGAAACCTATGATGACTTTCTTTCTGAGTCAACATGTTCGCAATTGATAAGTTTAGTAGATGAAGAGAATGAAAGAATCGAAAGAGATCATAGACCTAATTTTTATCAAAGGAATATAGGTAATCTGCCAGAATATACTAGTCTGTATAAAAAATTTTCTGAGATAGGTATGAAATATCTGACCGATATAGGATACTATGATGATATATTACCTCAGAAGTATGGGTTTGAAGAGATGCGTGTTAAAAAATATGATGTTGGAGATTCATTTGACACTCATATTGATGTATCTGATTATGC